TTGCTCAAGAGCAATCAATCATGCGTGGTCTAGTGCGTAATTATACAATCGCTGGTGGTGGTAAATCTGTAGAAGTACCGATTTATTCAGCAGTAAGTGCGGCGGCTGTAAGTGAAGCAACAGACTTAAGTAACACGGCAGTAAACCCAAGTTCAGTAACAATAACTGCTACTGAAAAAGGTGTAATGACTACACTAACGGATTTAGCAAGAAATTCAGCACCAAGAAATGTTGCTGGAGATATTGGTAGATTATTTGGAGAAGCAATCGCTAAAAAAATGGATCAAGATTTAATTGCTCTATTTGATGGTTTTTCAACAAGCATTGGTGGAGGCGGAACTGAATTAACTATTGATAACATTTTCAAAGCAGTAGCAACATTAAGACAAGCTAATGTTCCTATGCCTTATTATGGAGTATTCAACCCTAAGGTAATTTACAATGTTAAAAAATCTTTAACAAATACATTTGTAAATCCTAATGCTGGAGACTTACAGAACGAGGCTATGAGAACAGGCTTTATTGGAACTATTGCTGGGGTTCAAATCTTTGAGTCCTCAAATGTTGATGGAACAACTGATACAGATAACTGTAAAGGTGGAATTTTCTCTCAAGATGCTTTAGCTCTAGCTATGATGCAAGACCTAAAGATTGAAAGCCAAAGAGATGCTTCTTTGAGAGCAGACGAAATTGTGGCAACAGCAGTATATGGAGTTGGAGAAATCCATGACTCTTATGGTGTTGAAATGCTCAACGAGTCAGTAATTAACTAATCTTTATAAACTAGGGGTGGTAATCCACCCCTTTTTAAAATATGGTGGTCTTATGAGTATGATAAAATTAAAAAAAGGCGATAAAATCATTGAAAGAACAAAAGATGATTATGAAAAAAATAAAGATACATGGACTCATAGAGGTTATAGTCCTGTAGAAGAAAAGAGTTTCTTAGATAAAATTAAAAAGAAAGCACCAAAGAAAAAGAAGTCTAAATAATGGCAACTTCAGTATTTAGTGTAGCATTATCTCATGTTCAGGAATATCAGCCTGATATAGCTGGTTTTGGTATTGCTAGTTTTGATACACAATTACAACACGCAGAAGATGATGTTATTAGACAAGTAAGAGAAGAATGGTGGGAACGATACAGACACACAGTAAGATACAAAGATATAACTAAGGTTACTTCCTTAGAATTAGTAAATAGTAAACTTACAGCAACACAATGGAGAAGATCAGTTTGTTATAAGGCTTTAGCTGATTATATTTTTCCTATGCTATCTAAATTTAGAGACCCAGATACAGGCGAGGGTAAAGATAGTTTTCAAGTTCAAATGGATTATTACAAGAATAAATATAACGAGGAGTTTCAAGCAGTATTAAGAGATGGTGTTGAATATGATGAGGATAGTAGTGGAACTGTCCAAGCTAGTGAAAAAGAACCAATACATACTCTTAGACTTGTTAGATAATGGTAGCAGATATAAAGATTACTGCTAATACAATAGATATTGTCAAATATTTAGAAAGAACTAAGCAAAAAATTCCAAATCAAATACAAATGGCTTTAGCAAAAGCCTCACAGTTTGGTATCATGCGTATAACTGATAAGACACAAAAAGGTCAGTTGCCTGATGGCGGCAGATTAAGACCTTATAAAAAATCAACAAAGAAATCTAGGAGTAAAAGAGGCAGACAAGTAGGTTTTGTAGATTTAACTGACTCAGGTAGAATGTTTAGATCATTGACTAGTAAAATAACTAAATCAAAAGGTTCTTTATTTTTTAGGAGACAAGAAGAAAACAAAAAGGCTTTCTTCCACGATACAGGAACAAGATTTATGGACTCAAGACCTTTTTTTGCTATTGGACGAAGAGATGAAGATAAGATAAGAGATATATTCTTTAAGGCAATTAAAATATGAGTAAAAGAGAGAATATAGCTGGAGATATTATTACTAAGCTAGATGCAGTATCTAGTCCTATTGAGTTTAAACTAATAAAAAGAGAACCATTTGAACCTGAAGAGTTATCTCAGGCTCAGTTTCCAGCCGCATATATTCAAACAGGGGACGAAACTAGAGAATTTTTTTCTATTGGAGATGTAGGTTCAGGGAAAAGACAAGGAACAATAGATTTTCTTATAGTAGGTTTTGTTAAGGGAACTACTGCTAATATTGATACTTTACGCAATCAACTCATAGAAGTAGTAGAGGAAACCTTAGATAATGATATTACTAGAAATGGTAATGCTCTTAGCACCCAAATTGTAGAGGCTAGTTCTGATGAGGGTGTATTATTTCCTTATGGTGGAGTGAGAATTGTAGTAAGATGTTTATATGAATTTGTTAGGGGGACTTCATAATGGCTAAAAGAATAAAAATATACTTTCCTGATGGAGAGAACCAAGTAGAGATATTTGAAGATCAATTAGATAAATTTCTTGCAAAAGGTTTTAAGAAAGATAAAAAAGAAGATAGACCTCTTCCGAAAAATGATTTAGAAGAAGAGGAAACAAACATAATAGAGGAGTAAAATTATGGCAACGCATACAGGATTAAATGGTGTTGTTAAACTTGGGTCTAATACAGTTGGAGAAGTAACTTCATTTACTTTAAGCCAAACTCAAGACACAGTTGAAGATACATCATTAACTGACTCAATGAAAAGTTATAAAGCATTAAGAGGAGACGCAACTGCAACGGTTGAATGTCATTTTGACGAAACTGATACAGCACAAGAAGCCGCTAACTTAGGAACAAGTGCTACACTAGAACTATACCCAGAGGGTGCAGATAGTGGAGACAAATATTTCACAGGAACAGCTATTGTTACAGGTGGAGATGTTGGTGTTACTATGGACGGAATTATTAGCAGAACTCTTACTTTTCAATTTTCTGGTGGGGTTTCTGAGGCTACAGTATAATAATTTGTGGTAGACAAAGTAGATTTTTTTGAGGGAGTCAAATCTCATTTTGAGTCTCTTGAAGTAAAAATAATAGAAGTTCCTGAATGGGGATTAGAGGGCGAAAAAGCTATTTATGTTAAGCCTTTTACCATGAATGAAAAAGCACGATTATTTAAAGGTGCGAATGACTCTGACTTAAATGTTTTGGTTGATATTATTATTGCAAAAGCTGAAACAAAAGATGGCGATAAAATGTTTGATATAAGTCATAAGCCAAAATTTAAATTAAAGGCTGATACTGATGTTATTTCAAGAGTTGCATCAGAAATAATATCTCAAGACTCAATTTCTGACTTTAAAAAAAAGTAAATTCTGACCCTGAACTTTACAATGTTTTAGCCTTAGGAGAAAGGCTACATATGTCAGTAAGAGACATATTGCAAATGCCCGTTCAAGAGTTTAATATGTGGTTGGCTTATTTTCAAATTCAACAAGAAAAGGCTGAACAACAACAAAGGTTGAACAAAAGATAATGGCAACTAAAAAAGTAAATATTGACATTATAGCTAGAGATAAATCTCAAAGAGCATTAAAATCAGTAAGGGGTAGCTTAGATAGATTAAAATCATCAGTATTCAATGTTCGTAATGCCTTAGCTGGACTTGGTGCTGGTTTAGTTATTCGTAATTTAGTTAATACAGGTAAAGAAATTGAATCACTAAAAGTCAGACTAAAATTTTTATTTGGAAGTGCAGAAGAGGGTGCAAAAGCATTTGATAAAATGGCAAAATTTGCTAGTAAAGTTCCTTTTAGTTTACAGGAAATACAAGCTGGTTCTGGTAATTTGGCAGTTGTAGCAAAAGATGCTGAAGAATTATCTAGTTTATTAGAAATAACAGGAAATGTTGCGGCGGCAACAGGACTAGATTTTAGAACCACCGCAGAGCAAATACAGCGATCTTTTAGTGCTGGTATTGGTGCGGCTGATTTATTTAGAGATAGAGGTGTTAGAGCTATGCTTGGTTTTAAAGCTGGTGCAACAGTATCAATAAATGAAACTATAAAAAGATTTGAAAAAGTATTTGGTGCTGGTGGCGAATTTGGTGGAACTACTGATGCTTTAGCACAAACACTTGAGGGAACTCTCTCAATGATTGGCGATAAAGTATTTAATTTTAAGAAAACATTATTAGATGCTGGTTTTTTTGCAGAATTAAAAAGGCAATTTGGCGATTTAGATAAATTTTTAGAAAAAAATTCTGAAACATTAGATAAGGTTGCAATACAAATC